GCATCTATGATTGGTTTGATGCTCTTGAACATTTCCAATGCATCAGGCATAGACTTCTTTGAATACTCTATGTTGTTGTTCAAATAAGATTCACAGATACTATGCATATTGGTACCACGACCAGATGCCTTTCTTGAAATTCTATTAGCTTCTTCAGCACCAACACGCTTGCGCCATGCAAGTATGTCAGCTTTACTCAAAGCACCCAAGACCGTTGTAATAGATGGCAACCTTGTGCCATCTTCCATTACATAATAACGGCCATCAGGGAAGGTCTCAGCCTTAATATCTTTTAGTGTAGGTACATCACAGTAGTTAAACATGGTTTTCATTAATAATTGCGGTAGAGGTTTCTCTATCTAGTGTTATATATCCTTGGCAAGCAATGTTCCAATCATCATTACCTGTACCATTTCCAGTTGTTTCTGAATATGATGGAACATTGATTTTGAAGTGCTTAACAAGGTACTCTTTTTTTTCGTTTTCAAATACACGCCAAACATGGTCAACAGAACCTCTACCAGGTTGACCTCTTGTTTTATTGAATCTTATGTGATACTTTTTCATACAATTTCAGTAGTTGGTTTTGAAATAAATCTTGAACCAAGGTTAAAATGGATAAATTTTAAAGGACTATCTGAACCGTGCCTTGAAAAACCGTGAGGTAACGAAGCGTTTAGAAAATACAAATTTCCAGCTTTAGGTGGATAATTAACAGCTAATGATGCATATGTTGCCTGTTGCATATTTTGTTCAAGTAAATTGATTTGTTTCTTAGCTGACCTAGGATCAAATACAGATATGCTAGAACAACCTTCAGGTGCTTCCAAAATATAAAAACCAGTCATCTGACAACCAAAACCATGAACATGTTCTTCATTGGAAGACCTCATGTAATGCTCTTGAGCCCAAAAGTCCATAAAAAATAGTTCATAGTTTTCCATTGCATAACCTTGTTCATGCAAAATTCTCCATGAAGTTTCACCTATGTATTGTGCCAAAGCAGAAACTCTTTTATCTTCATGGAATGAATTTGACATTACAACAGGATACAATTTATCCATCAAGTCATCCTTTGGTCTAGAATTTTTAGCTTCACTTAAATATTCATCTGCAACCTTTATAGTTGTTTTTAAATACTCAGGTTTACTAATCCAATACACAGGAGACGCAAAAAGATAATCTGCTGTTAATTGNGTTTCNTTCACTTCATTCATAATAATTCCAAAAGTTATATNCCTAATTTATCGCAGGCAACAATCCATGATTTGACCAAACTGCTGCGAACAATATCATCTGGTGTAAATCCAATTTCAGTAAACTCATTCATATGTCTTGCAACATTCAAAAACTCAGCAAGGCCTGATATATCATTTCTACTCTTAATTAGGTCATTCTGTTTCAGGTCACCGACAAATATAATCTTAGAACGATGGCCAACACGGGAGATAACCGAACTCAATTCGTGAAAGGTCATTGACTGACATTCATCTACAATAATGATAGAATTGTCAATAGAAATGCCGCGAATAGCAGTAGTTGAAATAAATCTAGCATAACCTTGTTCTTTCAATCTTTCCCATGCATCAGAACGACCAAAAAGTGTCTCACAAATTTCTTTGTAAGGCACTTCATAAATCTCCATCTTTTCTTCTAGCGTACCTGGAACAAAACCTTGGTCCCTTACCTGTACAGCAGAGCGAACAACTACAACATGAGTGAATGGATTATCTTTGTTTAATACTTCTTCGATTGCACGATACAATGCTAAAAATGTTTTACCTACACCTGGTGATCCTAATAGGCCAATAAAGTAATCACCTGTTTTGTATGCATCAAAAAACTTTTGTTGATTTTGTGTCAGTGCTTCAAATGTTTTTAAATGGTCTAATTTTATTTTTAGTGAGTTTGAAACGGGTTGATGTCTGTGTGTTGTTGCATCACCTTCAATTGAATCATCACGTTTTTGTATTGCTGTTTTTCTATTGGTTGCCATTGAAACATCCTTGTTGTTGTTGCGGGATTATTTGGAGGTTTTTGTTATCGCAGGATCCTTCTTTAGTAAAGCAGCTACTTTGGTTTGTGGGACTTTCTTGACTTGTGCTTGATGTTTTTGTGGCTGTTTGTAATAGCCAGTGCCAAGAAGTGCGGGAATAGGTTGAGGACGATTGATTACCATTCTCTAGGCATCTTTTCTTATAAATAAAGGTGTTAATAATAAAAGTTGTTTCATATGAGTATATATTCAATCTATAAAGTTGTCAATAGTAAAAACGGTAAAATTTATATTGGTTTTGATTCGAACTGGCCAAATAGAAAAAAAAGACATTTGAAAGACAGTTATTCTGAAAATTCTAGAGCTTACAATGATACTTTCCATAAAGCTATTAGAAAATATGGTAAAGACTTTTTTGACTGGCAAGTCATATATCAATCGAAAGATGGTGAACATTGTTTAAAACTGATGGAAACGTATTTCATACAGGAATATAATTCTTATGTGAACTATACTAATTCTAATGGTTATAACATGACTTTGGGTGGTGAGGGCACTTTAGGATTAAAAAAATCTAAAGATTCAAAATTAAAAACAAGTATATCATGCGGTAAAATTTTTAAGGTTTGGCATAAAAATGGACAATTAATTGAAGATAAACACATAAAGAACTTTTGTATCAAAAATAATTTGAATTATGGCAATTTTAAAAGGATGATTGATGGACAAAGGTTTGTTTATGGTGATTATTATCCTTACGATGGTGAAAAATCATTTGATGAAGTATTAACCAAATATCACAAAAAAATTAAAAAATCTATGCAAATAATGGGAGAAAAACACGCTAAATCTTGGAAAATAAAATGTCCTGATGAAAAGATAGTTCAAGTTTTCAATTTAAGTAAGTTTTGCAATTCCATTGGATTAAATCATAGGACTTTAAGAAATTTAAAAACACTTAAAGGTTATTCTTTAATATAACTTCACCACTCTCGGATTCGCTTTGTTTTGTGCCCAGCCATTGTATTTCCTGGAATAGTTTCTTGCATTCTTTGGATAACACCAGTTTCGAATGCCATGTGAGCTTGGCCAATGCCCGGAACACTCATTCTCATACCGTCACCTAAGCCAGCAAGACCTTCTGTGCTAAAGTATCTTTCCAAATGTGGATTATCTTCTTTAAATTTGTCATATTCAGACAAACGCATTATGTGTTCTTCAACTTCACCTGTATTTTTATTAAAAAATGGATATATCATGTTGTTTGGTACCAGATAGGTACTGGTCGAGAGTTAATCTTACCTGTCCATACGGACAAATGTCTTTTATTATTTATATAATAATTTCTGTATGATGCAATAGAATCACCGGCAATCTTTACTTCATTAGGCATTGCAGGTGTTGGTTCAGTAAAAGTAGGATGTTCTTGTTCTGCAATTTTTGCAGGAACATGCCATAAATGCCAAAGTAGACCATCACGCTCAACTTTATGCACTTTACCATAACGATATGTGTATTCTTTACACAAAGCTTTTAAAAGATCCCACAACCATGCATAATTGTCCCGAGATTGTCTTACCCAAATAGCTGATGGGTGATTGATATGAGTAGCAGAGTAAAGAGTGGCGTCACGGTCATCGGCAAGTACATATGCTTTTTGTTTACGACCAGAAGCACTGAGGCGCTCGATAATAGTCCCGTCAAGAACACGATGAGCAGTGGAGAGTAGTTGTGCATATTCGAGAACCATTTTTGTTACATGACGATCCACATGCATTTCTGCACACACTTTTGGATCATGGTCTAGGTAAAAGATATTCATAATACAATTATAACAGATTGTGATGTGTTTGTCAAGACTTATAATGGTATTCCATTACTTAATTTTACAGTAAATTTCCATTTTGGATGTTTTTTGGAAAGTTCCAAAGCACATTCTTCGGCTGCTTCTTTGGTTTTAAACATAGCATTACGTTTTTTGTTTAATTTGAATAACCATTCGTTATTCCCATCTTGTACAATAATCAAGTAAGGAATAATCCCATTAATTTTTTGTTTAAATATATTCATAGTTGTTGTTGGATTCTTGGAACTTCTTGCCAAGATCCGTGTAATTTAATATTTCCGTACTGGTCATGTGTGTGCATACAAACCTGTAAAGCGACTTTATCTATTTTTCCATCTTTCACATATTCTACTACTCGAAACTCGTAACTGATTGGGTCGGGCAGTGTGATAGTTGGTGATGGTGGTGGCGACGGTGCTGGAACATATGGAGGAATACCTACAAAGGTACTTGTACTTAATATCACAGTATCATCCTCAATAGTCCGATAAAGTCGATGGTGACCAACAGGCAATAATTAGCAAGCATACCAAAGGAACGCCGACTATAAGCGCACCCAGCGTAAATAAAACAACCTGTAATCCAGATTGGGTACATGATAAGAAGGGGAGGATTAGGCACGGTGAGGGCCATAGTGATAGAACAGCCAATAGATATAGCCCAAGCAAGGACCTCAAAACAAAAACGTACTCTATTACTTTTGTAATCATTACCAATCCATTTGAGTATATTACTCATCAAATAGTGTCGACCATTTTTTTAGTTTGTGAATCTTGTTTTCTTGCGCTTCAAGAACCTTAATAGGATCAATAATTTTCAAATCATAACAAATATAAACCATAGCCATCAGGTCACCTAGTTCTTCCTCTAGATGTTCACGATTAGTTTTAGTTGTGTTTGGCTTGATATTATCGAGACCAAACCTAAAACATTTACTAATCGCTTGTATTACCTCTGCACATTCTTCCTGTGCAATCAACAACACTTCACGGTTTTTTTCCATTATTCAAGACCAGCAGTAATAATGCCCATAGTTGATTTTGGTGGTCGACCTGGACCACGGCGTTCTTCTTGCGGTTGCATCTTTTGAATTCGAGCTGCAATATCTTCAGGTGATACGGTCTGTAGTGCAAATTGCTGGAACATTGCATAAGAATCTGTAACCTTCATGGAGTTTTTACCACCTACAGCCGCAGCATCAGGGAAAAACAGATTACAACCACCTTCACGCAGCGGTGCAATTTCTAGAATTGTGTCTAGGTTGATAATTACTTTGGTGTTTTTTTCAACAGAAAATACTTCGATAAATGTGCTCATAATATTCTTTCAGGTTAGTGGTTGGGTTGTATTTATTCGTCTTTATTCTTAGCATTCACACCCATCATATTTCGTTCGGATGTGTCTGCGGTGTACTGAGCTTGAATCATGTTTTTCTTGAAAGCATTTCGCTGTTCCTCAGTTTTGAAAGGCAACAGAGCAATCATAGTTTTATTTTTTTTCGACAGTTTAAAAGTGGAAGGGGTTTTCATATAATCCTAAAAAGTTATTAACAAAATACAGTATAACACAAAGACAGACGATTGTCAAGGTCTTATATCCTAGGGATACCATTTCATCACGGTAATAATCAACTTCTAATTCCAAGAAGTCTCTTTGTCCTAGAAGCATAGGTTGACATTCATCTTCACCACCCATCATTTCGATAGTTTTTTTGGCTTCACGCAACCTATTCTTGGCCTCAAAATAATTAAATATGGATTTCATCAGATAAAACCATCTTCGTTTTGAAGAGCAATAGATCCATCTTCAACTGTGTGGCGATATTCATAGATTGGTTTATCAGGCACAGTATATGGAAATGTCACAGGCACACGGGAATCACGGGCAGTATAATATGTTTTGAATGCTTGACCTGTTTCCGAATCTCTAAACCATTCCCAAAACACCTTGCCATCAATATCATAACAAGAACCGTCAGCATCTTTGAATACAGAACCATGTCGGTTATTTTGCCAGCGCGTATATGTGAGTCGCATATTAGTTCCATCTCCGTAAGATGATACATCAGTCCATTCAGAATCTTCACCAGTCAATGGTGTCAATGGTTTAAAGTCCATCAATTTGGTTAGAATTCTGATTGCATATGACGCAGAGAAACCGGAATGTCCCTCATCTGCAAATTCTTTGATAATGTGTAGAATATGTTTACGCATTGCAGATTCATATTCATCACCACCAGTCAGACCTAGAAGGTTCAATTCTCTTTCGGCGTGTTTAACTAAATTACTCATATATATTCATTCTCTTTTATATTTTTCAATGCAGGTTTACGGTGCAACATATGACCCAGTTTGTTCAACCAAGTCCATTGCCACATATGATGAAAACCAATAAACACCCTCAAATACGGCACAATAAAACCAATCGTAATACTATCTGGTGCAATGTTAATCTCAGCATTAAAACTAAAATGTTCTAGTGTCCAAATTTTAAAAATCAACCAATGTAATGACCAGTTATTGGCATTCCATTCATCACCTTTGCGATATTCAAATCTTGGCACCAACGGACACACATCATTGCACCATAGTTTATGATATGGATAATGTTCCCACCAATTGAGTTCCCTTAGACATTCACTCATAAATTTCCTTCATTAATAATCAAACCATTACTATGTTTGTTTGTATGTGCATCAACATTCTGAAACAGGCGTTTTTCTTGTTGTGTTGGTTCTTTAAATGTTTTGCGTGGATTACCGCACATAACACAATTTGGATTACCACAATTAAGTGCATGTTTCTTTGCAAACTTATGTGGTTCTTTGACATTCACACCAAATGCTTTGGCAATTTTTGCCTGTTTGTTTACAGCATTTTCATCTTTTAGTAGGCGTTTACTGTGTTTGAATTTGTCATCTTCATTGCTCATTTTGTAGTGCCTTTATATAACGATACAAATATATGTAGTAAGCAAACCTTCTAGGTTCATGCACATGGTTCGGCAAGTTATCACCGAACATTTCAATCAATTCACGACCAATGCTATCGTAGTCCATATATATGTTAATCCCAAAAAGTAAGATAAACTAAATAAGTGTATGATATACACAATTTATAAATCTGTCAATACAAGAAATGGTAAAGTTTACATAGGTTTTGATTCAAATTGGCCTAATCGTATGCGAATACACAAATCAACCAGTAAAAATCAAGACTGTAAATTTTACCGAGCCATCCGAAAATACGGATGGGATTCTTTTCAATGGTCACCTATCTATCAATCACACGACAAGGAACACACCCTAAAGGTCATGGAACAATTTTTCATAGAAGAACATGATTCGTTTTATAATGGTTACAATTCAACCTTAGGTGGTGATGGCACACTCGGTAGAAAAAGAACATTAGAAGAACGAATGAAACAATCCAAATCAACTAAAGGTAAACCTAGGCCACAAACACCAGAACATATCAAAAAAAGAGCTGATTCTTGCCGTGGTAAAAAAAGAAAACCATTAACAATTGAACATAAAAACAAATTATCACTTTCTTCTAAAGGTATATCCAAACCAATGACAGAGGAACATAAAAAAAATCTTAAATGTCATAACAATAACTCATCCAAAGCTTCATGTCCACATTGTGATAAAATTGGACAATTAACAAACATGAAGCGTTGGCATTTTGATAATTGTAAATTACGTCCAAAGATTCCTATAGTAACGACCAAATAGAAGCATAGCATTGTCAATACGATTCGAATGAGCCTTGTAACCTTCAACATCAAAATAACTGGTGTCTTTTTCTGTTTTCTTCATTTCAAACATATCATTGTCTAATTTAATCCATTCACGGTCATGTACACCTGTATGATATTGGGCTTCCCAATCACACTCAGGTTGCTCTTGTTCAAAACCCCAAATGATTTCATCTAGAACCCAATTCCAACGCTTGAAATGGTTTTCATCGGTGTCCCATTGATTTTCTTTAGGAGGTGCTTCAGTGGAACGCAGATTCATACCTTCCGGTACATCTTCATCACGGACATATGGTGCACCGTGTTGTTCATCTTTTAGTTGTTTCAACATTGGCAGAATAATCAAAGCCAATGTTCCGTCCATGTTCCATGTATCCCAACGGTCAATCTTTACCTCGACAGTTCGATTTCGTTTTGAATGAACCCAATGGCAAAACTTGGCCAAAAGTGAATCTTCACCTTTGCTGTTTTCACTCAATCGTTTACCAAACTGGTGTACCCAATCCGGTTTATCTTCATAACCATATTCATCTTTTACTGGTTTAACCCAAAAGCAAAGCATATCTGCAATTTGATAGGGGCCAATCCAATTGATATAAGGACCGATTTTTACTTTCATTACATACCTTTAATTTCAGGGTTATCTTCGACAAAAGCAATCAATGCATGAGTAAGGAACTTAACTTGTTCTTCATCCATTTTTAGATTGTATGCATCACTCAGGATATGCAATGTCTCATGCCACAGTGCAATCTTTTTAGTTTGTTCAGAAAAGTTGGCATTAATCCAAATCTCTTGGTCATTGAACCGTGCAAGCCCAATATTACCTTGCATTTCTTCTGGTGTCTTATACAACACCTCATAATTTAGGCCACAAATTTTCATATTTAATTCCAAGGTAAAGGGAGAACGGCAAGACTGTTTAAATTTTTCAATGCATTAATTTCGGATTCAATATTAGATTCAATAGCTTCTTTGTTTACAGGACCAGACCATAACCAACTTAACACTTCATCTTTTGTCAGTGTTGAATAATCGGTAAAAGTGCCGTCAACATATTCAATGTTTGCTGACCCGTGAATGGATGTCGATCCATTACCACTACAAGACCAATGAATAGTCTTAACAACATTAGTTAAGACATTAGGTTCTTCACCGTAGGTTGGTAAACAGTCCATTTGTATAATTGACCATGTATATTCTATTGTCATATTTCTCCCTTATTCTATTTTAGACCAGTTATTCTTACATTCTTCTTCTGAAGATTTCAAATAAACCATACAATCCATTATGTATTGTTTCGGTGTGGTTTCAATTACAACTTCAGCCACACGGTTGTCTACTTTTTCTACCTCTACATGCGGAACTACATCAACGACCTTTTCCTCTTTCTTAATAAGAGTTTCCGGTTGTACCGTTATCACAACATCTTTTTTAGTTTCCACACAGGCATTCAGGACAATGCAAATGATGACCAATCCTAGAATTTTATCAAACATTTTTAGTTAATGTAAGGTTCGCAGTTAACAGAAACAGGCACCAGAATCTTACCGGCTTCTGCACGGACAGAAACATAACTAATACGGGGTCGCAGTTTGGCTAAAACACATTCACGGGAATGCATTGCTAGTTCGTTAGAATCCATTGCTTCAGGACCTTTGTAGTTCTGCAATTTATACAATTGTGGTTCATTCAAAGCGGCCGCCTGTTGCATAGCAGCGGCTTGATTTTGTTGTGTGGAAGCACAACCAGTAACAAGGGTAACAGCAGCAATAACTACCAACAATTTGACTTTCATAATATACTCACTTTTCACAAAAAAAGACCAGTTTGGTCACTAACAAACTTTCTAACCATCTCATCATATGGTTTACCTAGATACATTGCTTCCCAAATCAAACGCAATGCTTCACCTGGTTCACTGTAAGATTTGGAAGAAATTACCGTATAACCTTTTTCTCCCAAATAGTCAACAATATCTTCGATATAGAAGTCATCTAAAGAAACATAAACTTCAGCATCTACATAAGGCATGATTATGCTCCGAATGAAATAGATTTAACGGAATCAATACTGAATGCACGCCAGCCTTTAATGTCTAAATCAAACACAGCAACCGATGTTTCAGATTTAACACGCTGAGTAGTTTCAGTGGATTCAGGCAGGTCTTTGACCGGCAACCATTCAGGCATCAGTGTGCAACGCATTGAGCGTTCAGTACCATCTTTCTTAGTGAAAGACACCGTTACAACCTGGTCAGTCAGCAATTCTTCAAACCATTTACGATTCATCATATATCCTCAATTTACAGTTTACTCTTAATACTATTGATTACTTCATTTGCCTGTGCAAAATCCGAGTCCTCTGGACCATCATACACTAAAATCTTAGCTTTGTCAAGCTCATCACTATAAGTTTTCAAAAGTTCAGCGGCATATTCCCGGTCCTGCATCGGCGCGGACAGATACCACGCAAGTAGTGTCATTTCATCCAAACTCAATAGGAACTGTAGGTTTCTGCGGTCTCTTTTTTTCATTTACGGAATCCAAAACTTCGTAGAAGATAGTTAGTAATCAAAAGGATAAAATTGATACCAGCAAACCAGTATTGACGCTTTGCGAGAGCATCCAGTGTTTCCATTAGTAAGATTCCTATTAGGAACCAAGTAATCTCTACATTGTTTTCTTTGTACCATTCTGTAATGCTTTGAGAATCTGGTCTAGGATTAGCAGGACAATCACGACCTTGATTGCAATCACCATGGCATGGTGGGCAGGTCAATTCTCCTTCAATTTTATCGGCAATCTGACGCTTTCTCCAACCACTCATACAGTCTCCAATTCTTCCGTTACAATTTCGGTTACGATAGTTTCTTTTTCAGTAACAGGTGTCACAGTAGTGGGCCGACCAATGTATCGTCCCTCTGCATTAAACTCGTTACAGTTCAACAGTTGATATGCGGTGACATTGCGACCCGTCTTGAATACTTTAATGACGCCTCCGTCACGACGGATATTGTATATATTAGTCGGCAACCGATACAGGACCGCCTCTTGGTCTGTACCCTTGAAACAAGCCTTAATATCATCCGGTGATACAGGTAGACCTGACAAGAGAACAACAGTGATTTTTTCGTGGCGATTTTGTTTGCCAGTGCGTACTTTAAGTTTTGTAGCCATAATACTGTCTTTCAATTAAAATGGAATTTCATCATCGATTCGCACAGGTTCTTTAACCGGTGTTGGTGTTGCAATAGGTTCAGGTGCATGGACTTTTGCATCGACTTTGCTGTACAGGTCAAGGAATGCAGTCTTAGTTTCTTCATCGAAACGATTAACACATAGTGTAATAGCCTTCATACGGTCTTTGAAAATCGTATATGCTCGTGCAATGTGAACCAAACGGCGAGTAGAAATGATTTCATCAGTACCACCTTCTTTGAAGGTTTTACGGACAGTATCCGCCCATGTAACCAAGCAGGTAACAAAATCTTCTTCCGGAATCAAGGGAGTAAGAATCTTTGTTTCAGTCTTAACATCAGGATAGTCCTGTTCGACTGTAATAGGGAATCGTTCAAGGAATGCATCATCAAGAATTTGTGACAGATACTTACCTTCATCTGAACCACGACCTTTGGTGTTCGCAGTAGCAATGATATTGAAACCGGTTTTAGGATGTACCAACTCACCAGATTTTTTGTTGTAGTAAGGTTTGCCTTCAAGAATACCCTGCAAGCACATTAGTTTGTTTGAACCACGGTCAACTTCATCGATTAGAAGGACTGCGCCACGCTTCATAGCGATAATGACAGGACCGTCACGGTTGACAACATTGCCGTTGACAAGAGTAGGACCACCCAGCAGGTCTGATTCATCAGTTTCAACAGAAATGTTAACACGGATGCACTCACGCTGGAGCTCAGCGCATACTTGTTCAACCATAAGTGTTTTGCCGTTGCCAGAATGACCAGTAACGAACACGGGATAAAACATAGAAGACTTAACAATATTGCGAAGGTCTTTAAAGAAACCGAAAGGAACATAATCAGGATACTTTACAGGAATAGAGGTGTCGGATTCATCAACCAGTTTAGGTTGGCGGAATGACAGAACTTGACCAGCTGCCATATCAACAGTAGCAAGCTCAGGTTCAGGTTCTTTTTCTTTCACAGGTACAAGACCTGCAATGTATGGAACAATATACTGACCACGGCCTGCACGGTGTTCAGTCTTAGTTACTAGCCAAAAGGGATAGGTGCAACCTGATTCTTCTACAACATCAGAAATTTGGTCACGGGAAATAATTGCACCGACACCATACTTTTGTGTAGCAGCTACAATAAACTCTTTTTGATTTTTATTCATCATTTTCTCCATCATTTGTCAGACCCAATGTAGCCTGCACATACTTAATATCAACTTCCAACATCAATGCAATGTCATCAGGTTCGTAACCATTATCAGCCATATCCTGAATACTTGCGTAAACATCTTTCATCCTTGCCATACATTCCTCAGTTAAAAATTACATTATACACTATATTTCGGTATATGTCAAGCACTTTTTTGGTTTCAGCCCTTGACAATATCAAAACTCAGTATAGGATGGCGGTGTCCCTGATTGAACATAGGTGCTCTAGTGGTTTCATTCCAAGTCCAGATTTCCTTAAAACCTTCCTCCAATTGAGGAGGTTCATATCCTTGGATCATATTATCAATAACATCCACAGGAATAACTTTGCCAGACCGTAGTTTAAGTCTTGCATCCAGTTCTTCACGGTCAGGTGTAGGAAATACCACAGCAATAGCGTAGTAATCAGGCAACATAGTAAGCTTTTTACTCCGGCTTCTCACAGTAGTGGAAGTTTGGTCCCAAATAATATCCTTCTTGTTTTCCCGAGCATAGATGACCTCAGCAGTCATCAACTCTACGGCTGCTGGCATGAAAGTAGAGAAAATCTCAGTATAATCTCGGCCTAGTTCTCCAGCCCAATTTTCAATGTGTTTGTCTGTGGAAATATGGCAACAATCTTTAGCCCACTTCTGACTATTAGCCCAAGAAGATTTACCTGAACCTGGAACACCAACTAACATATACAAATAATTCATATTCACCTCGTACAATTTGCTCTTACCAAATTAAATGTTGCGTCATTGTTTAACCGTATCAGACCACAATGAGCACAATAAACGAAACCCACAATTTTGCGAGTAAAACTATGTGGGTATTGTTTCTCACTCATTCTTCAACTCCGAAATGTTCTAATACATTCAACGCAGACTTTGGTCCGGTCTTTTTGTGAACAACCAGGGCACATTCCCGAACAATCAACCGGGCGAATCTTTGTTGGAAGTCTTCATCAAATACAACAATATTTCCAGTTTCTTCAACTAACTCATCGTAAGCCTGTTCAGCAAGTAGTTTAATTCGTTCGTTCATTCTTCAACTCCGAAATGTTTTAACAACATCATGTTCAACTTCAAAATGTTTAAGAATATCTGAATGAGAACCCCATTGACCTATTGCTCTTTTCAAATCACCTTCAAATGCTACTTGGGCACATTCCTTGTCAATCAACTCGGCGAACTTTTCCGCAAAGTCTTTAATATAAGGAATAGTCACAGGATATCCATCGGGACTTTGGTGTGAAGCCTGTTCAGCAAGTTCTTTAATTCGTTCGTTCATATCTTCACCTTTTTTACCTCTACAAAGGTCCTATTCTTAAAATTCATTATCAGGCCATTTTTGAAAAATGTTACCTCATCACTATCTTGACGGATATAACCTACAGCCTTCACGGTCTTACCTTTAGGTTTATCTTCAAACAAGTATAGATGATTGCAGGCCGAACCTGCCATCTTCCAATCAGTTGTCTCTTTTAGTATGTGATACATTTTCTAAAATTCCTTCAACGATAGCATTGTAAATAGCACGAACGGACATATAGTATTCGTAATCCACATCTGTATGACCTAGAATTTGAATCTTTTCAAATTGATTGTAATTTTGCAGATCCAAAATATCACAGGCTAAATCTATTGGTCTTTTATAAGCCGCAATGAAACCTTCACGGTCATTGTGCTTACTGAATCCATTTCTATTTGAAATAAAATCATACGACCTTTTAGTCATAAATTCAATATCAATAGTCGCACAGGTAATCAAATTACTTGCAATAAGTACCTGGTCTTCTTTTGATATAGGTTCTCTCATATTAGGTCCAATTGAATTTGATACGAATGCTCCTTCAATTCATGGTCGAATATTCGTATTGTGGTACCAACACCACCACATTTTTCATTGTTCATTATGTGCAGGACATTCATCAATGCTGTAGTTTGTGTGGTAAAAGGACCACACACAAGGTCTTGGATTGTTGTAATATAACCAACACCATTGACGATTGCACGAACCCGTTGTTTGTTTTTGAAACCGGGAACAAGTCTTTGAGTACGCATAAAAATCCTATCTACTGAATCAATAGTGGTATTATACACTATTCGGCAGAAATGTCAATGGTATGTGTTGTTTTTAGGCAACAGTTCTGGGGAAAGTCTGCATCCATTCTATCACAATATCACGAGCTTCATACCGTTTGAGTCCATATTGTTCTTGGATCAATCGGCCACCCTCAAACATATTGACGGCACCAGATTCTCGGACAGCGTCCAGGAAATTAAACATTTCATTTTTCATCGTATCATCCATTATTTTTCTCCTTGATTAAGCAGTATGGTATTGAACACGGTTGCCTTTGTTTCGGCCTTTTACTGTCCGTTGCATAGTGCAATGCAAAGCACCAGCTTTGTTTTCAACTTTTAGTGTTTTAGCACCATAACCAGCAAGGCTCATAGAACTCAATACCGTACGGTGAGCATGAGCCACGATTGTAGCCGTATCACCGAGATTTTTGAATTTATTACGAATCTGTTCTGCAACGGAACCATAATGCAGGTTATCTACAGTATCAGAAACATACTGGGGTTTATTTTTAGTCGGTTGATTCACGGATTGGAAAATTGGTGTACCATCTTCCTCAAATCCGGTGAATTGCATGGTACAAGGGTATTGAATATACTGACCATTGATATTGACTTTGTTCACGATAACATCCTATAAAGTATAAATTAACCGCAGATGGCGTATTCAGCCAGTTCTTTCCACTTACCGTTCGGATTAGATTTCCGAATCTTAATCACTTGCATAAGAGTACGCAAGGACAATTCTTTGATTTTCTCACACAGAGTGTCAATCAGCTCCATTGCATCCGACTTGTGAGTCATAGCAAAATCTTCCATGAAGTCCGGTTGAGTCAACAGGAAACGCATACGCTCGACCTTCTGCTTAGCAGTCATAGTCAAGTCAACAGCAAGCGACCGAGTGATGATTGCTTGGTCCATAGAACCTGAGGACAGGTTGGAGATAAACACTACACGACCTTTGAATTCAAAGACATTCGGCAGGTCTTCATCTTTAATATCTGCACGCCAAGAGATGATACGGCGAGAGTAAGAATCAAGAGCTGCTTTGAGCAAATTCAAGGACACAGGATCTTTGAGCACAGAGTCACAATCATCGAACACGATAACAGAGTTACGATTCTCATATAGGACACGATACAAACCTTTAGGTGTAGAGTAACCTTTGATAACACGATACGAATTCTTGGGGATATTGTCGCCAACATCGAGCTCATCGAGCACAGATACATCATTGAAACCGGCGTCACGCAGAGCAGCCGATACAGTATGGGATTTACCAAGGCCGCCAGGACCAGTAACAACAACGGACGCTTGGTCGCCGTTAGCGAGCATAGTGACCATATCTTTCACAAAACCGAAACGCTGGTTGATTGTGAATTTAGATTCAACGACCGGTTCTGCCGCATCGGTACGCTTGAGCATACGCTCTAGAGCACGGCGATTAGAACGCTTTACGGTTTTGCCGTCAATGATAGCTGCAAACTTGTCGCCGAGAGTGAAAATGTTTGACATAAAATCTCCAGTAGTCAATCAATTAAAATGGCAATTATACACGATTGGGACGGAAAGTCAAGGACTTTTTGGGACGGTGTTGTTTTTAGGCAACAGATTTTTCGGTGCAGAATTCTGTGAATTCGGCCCAAATGCCTTCAAAAATGACGGTATTTTGATAGTCTTTTACAACCACAGAATCATCATATATGTGGTATTCGTACTCTTGGCCAGCATCATCGGTATTGGTTGGATAGAGAGATATTCCACCAACATCAGTTTTGAATTGCACAATCATTTGAGCAGCCAAACAACCCATGCCATTGGCAGTTTTACGGTTTTCACCAACTCGAATACCATTGGTTAGGGCTTCAAATTGATTGAGAAATTGGGCCAATTCAAGACCGTGACCTGTAGGGTAACCATCATAATGGCGATACATACAAACCACAGGTTGCTCTTCCAGTGAATTATAAACGAAGGTCAGCGAACGAGTACCCATAAAAAACTCCTAATGAATGAATTAAGAGTCCATTATAACAGGAGTGGCAGAAATGTCAAGCGTACTGTTGTTTTTAGGCAACAGTTAGACTTGTCCTTTTAGGCCGTCCACTTTTGCATTTATACAGGTGCCTTCCAATGTCTCAATAGGAAATCCTATTTTCTCGGCATTCTGAATCATAATTTGCTTTTGATTATCAATGGATACTCTGCATTGTGCTTCACTTTTATAATGTGTTTGCGCCTGCATAAAATTGCAGGTGCCATTCAGACACATAAACAATACGGGGATAAAAATTTCAATCATTCTTCAACTTCCTCATTCCACATTCTTACAGGCATATAACCCATTGAGCTGTTTAACCAGTAATCAATTTCCGATTGGGGCATTCCTTCTGCGACCAACCATTTATAGAATTCATTTCCGACTAATGCTTCATCAGGCATTGCTTTTGGGAATCCCCATTTCCAGCCACTTGGTGGGTCACATATAGTTACTGTTTTTTTCATATATTATCCTTGTGCTGAGTAAATAAAGTCCCTATAGACACCATAGTGGCGTATCAAAATCGTAATTAGAACGCCTATGGTCAGTTCCAATGCGAACAAAACCGCTAATATGGTGCCTAAAAGTATCATTTTCTAGCTACTTTCACAGTCCAAGTTTTCCAATCACGGCGAGATATATTGGTTGTAGGTATACCGGCCGTCATACAAAAGCGATACGCTTCAAGAAAAAATCCAAACTCTTTCATGCTTCTTCTCCTTCAGGATCTTCATCATCCATATTTTCTTCTTCCCAATCACGCATATTACCAACGATATTGAACATTTCATCCAATTCCTCAGGAATGGTTGCTTCAACATCATCAGCATCACCTTCGAGAGCATATTCCTCATCCTGGCCATTATCATAGATGCCGGCAAAGCCCATACCAGATTCATAGTAATAAGCCTTGACATTGTAACCTTGCTCGGTCAAATGGCGGAAGAATTCAATAGGAGGTGCCCATGCCGAATCAAACTGCAAGGTAACCGATTCATCGGCACTTTCGGTCACATAAACATCCACATCCCATTTGGTGCCCCAATTAGCAACATTCCAATCATACCAGTTATCGCCAACATCGGCCGGTTGAGGACACAGGACATTCATAAAGTCAGATGAGGCCTTGGTTTGATTATTCACAGCGGCCTGACGGAATTCATCCAATTTAGATTTATCGGGATGAGAAACAGTAACAACATTTTGGCACCAATTAGGCATAATAATTCCTTAGATATATGTTAAGCAAAAAACTTGGACTCCATCTCTTGGACTTGTAACTCTTTAGTGGTGTGGTCAATAATCTCCCAAATACCACCTTTGACAGGCAAGGCCATCACAATATCATGCGAATAGACCGAATCTATTTCAGTAAAATAACCTTCTACCTCGACCATACGGGTCGTACCGCGTTGGTTATCCATCATAGTACCGTACCAGCCATTACGCATACGGACACGCATACCTTTTTTAATATCAGCAGTTTTCATTCTGTAACTCCGAAATGTTCTTTAATCTCATCTCTGACTTCTTTTAACGCTTCATATGTCCATTCACAAGCCATTTCACCTGCGGCACTATTGCCAACAGGAATATGGTATGTTTCAATCTTATCAATACATTCCCGAACAATCAACTCGGCGAACTTTTCAAATTTTTCAATATCTGGATTAGCATAGAATCCAGCTTCTCTAGCAAGTAGTTTAATTCGTTCGTTCATATCTACCTCTTACTTGTTATCAATCACAACAAACTCGGTGATACCATACTTTTTGGTCAAGAATGCTTTTGCAGCATCGACCGTAGGACGAGCCGCTTCTGATTTGGAACCGAACCAGGCCATATACTTTTGACGGTCTGCACGGAACACAATAGTACCATCTGCAAAGGTTTCTTTAGTAGATGCTTTTGCTACTTTGACTTTTGCTACCTTGACAGTCTTAGGTGCTTTTGGTGCTTTAGCAGGTTTTGCTACCTTGACAGGTTTGGTACCAGTGATATCCATACCTACAGAATCCATCAATTCCACAACGGACACTTCCTTGGTTGCTTTTGGTGTCAGCACCTTGACAGGACCACGCCACGGTAGGAAACCGAGAGCACCAGTCTTACCTTTGGCCTGCATAACATCTTCCATGAGATATTCGCAACGGGACCATTCCTGGGACTCGGCATCGAACCAGCGATACGGAGTACCGAGTTTCTCACCACGGTCGACCACATACAGGCCAGAGTGAACAGGATTAACACCAGAATTGAATACTTTTTCCATAATTACCTCTATCAACAAATTAGACTATATTATAACAGAATCCACAGGATATGTCAAGCACACTGTTGTTTTTATACAACATCAATATTCATATGCCGAGAAAGAAACAGCATTCTGCTTCAGGCAGGTAGTTTGCCGGTTACCGACAGCACGGACCATATCGGCAGGGGTATTACGGGGACCACGGTACCGTAGTTTGTAATATTTACCGGTAATTTTAGATATTTCCCGAAATACAGGTAAATATTTAATTGGAATATTAGAATATTCAGCCCGTGCCGAGTAATTAACGAAAGAATTAAAAGATATTTGCATAATAATTAAATAATTAAACCAATTTAAGCTTAAATACTTTGGCCATTTTCTTACCGTGTTGGGGATATGCGATTACATCGACCTCTTTAGAGTAGCAAGCACGGCAGCCATTGCATTTACCATCATTCTCATAAGCACGGCAAACGGTCACATG